GTGCTCCTGCACGACCTAGTGGTTTGCTTGGCGCATCTGTAAACCCTAATTCTTGTTCTATTGTATCCCTTTGTAAAGCCTTAGCTGCATTAGGACTAATTCTCGTTAATGCTTGCTCTAGTGTAACTTTATTTAAAGATATACTTTTTAACAACTCAGCATAACGCACCCCAAGCTTTTGTGAATTTTTAGTACGTGCAATATCTGCAGGATCAGAAGGGTCTATATCTCCACCTGTATATCCTAGACCAGCGAGAACTTCCAGTGTATCCGATGTATCGTCACTTGCAATGTCTGAAGGATCAGAAGGGTCTATATCTTCACCTTTAAATCCAGCATCCATAAGTTCATTATCCTTACCTGCTCTATCCATAGCCATATTAAATCCAGCTTTTTTAACATCGTAATTACTTACATCTGGATAAGGATTATCTGTATCGTCAAAGCCAGATAATAGAGATGCAGCTGGGTCTATGCCTAATTCATTTAAATTTTCTTGTAAAGTATTAACGGGTGGAACTTCATCGTAACCTGTAAGTCCTGCCTCTAGCATTTGTTGGGATACATCCCCAATAGGTGTTACCTCAGTAGGTGTTACATCAGTAGGTGTTACCTCAGTAGGTGTTACATCGTCTTCTTTTTCTTCTAAATTTGGTCTTGCTTTAGGGCGTATAGATCCTGATAAACCCGCATCTGCATTAATACCAATTTCTTGTGCCTTTTGTGCTTCTTCATCTGAAACACCAAATAAACTTTTTATAGCATTACCTAATTTGCCTAGTAATGTTTTGTCTGCACCTTTTTCAATATCTGTTGAAATTTCATTTAATGCCGCAACTTGACCTTCTTTAGGTGTTTTCTTTGCGGCTTCTATTGCTCTTTGTAAGTTTGCATCTCTACCCTTGGCGTTAAGTTTATTAGCTCCATATACAAATGCAGCGGGTAAACCGCCAAATATAGCTGCTACGCTAGTCATTACAGCAGGTGTATTACCTGTAGTTTTTTTAGCTTCGTTAATCCACAAATCAACTTTATTTGAATCGGGTGGATTGCCAAAGTCCATACTCCAACCACCTGCTTTTTGGAACTCTGACTGTGGTGGGGGTGTTGATCCACCATCATCATCATCTGTTGGTATAGCTTTTTCTGTTTCTGTTTCTTCTTTTACAGGTGTAGAACCTTTTAGTACATAACCTGCTGGAATAGGTATAACTGGCTCACCATTAAAGAAAGGTATACGTCTATCTGGTGAACCTTTTTTTACATATATACGAACATCTTGATTACTAAAATCAAAGTCGGGCATACTTATACCACCACTTGCAAATGCTAAACCACCCTGTGCTTTCTTCTGTGGTTCATCATCTTCATCTGGCCCACCAATAACAACTAGATCAGCCATACCAAATGGCATATCATCAGGTATTGTAGCTTCATCACTATTACCCATTTGACCCATAGCTTCCATTTGCTTGAGGCCCATCTTAGCAGCTTGCCGCATCTCCATAAGTTTTTCAAGGCCAAGGAACCTAACTACATCAGCAGGAAATACAAACTCACCTTCACTTACCTGTGCAGGTATATCATCTCTAACTTCTTTACGAGTACTACCAATGGGAACTTCGTTACCTGATTCTTCATCTACCATACCACCTTCATCACGTAAGCCGCCTTCTTCAAACATATCCATTTGACGTTGCATGTTATCCATTTTTTAGTACCTCATCTCGTAGTAACTGTAATCTACGTAACTGATATATTGCACCTTGTGCTCTATGTATTGTCATAGTATTGTCTGCTTGTTCCATAGAACGATGCTGCTGTTCTATAATAGTATTTAAATAACTACTGAACTGGTCCCACTGCTGGTGGTTGCTGACCAGCCCCTTGAGCTTGTTGAGGTGCTCCTTGTCCTTCATTACCACTAAATCCTTGTTCTTGTGGTACTGGAACTTGTCCTGTACCTATAGTGCCACCACCTGCGCCTGTAGGGTCTGCTGGGTTTGCACCTGCTGGTGGTTGTCCTTCAGGTGCTGGTTGTTGGAAACCTTTCATAAGTTCTGCCTGTAAAGCAGCCTCATCCATATTGTTAGTTACTTTATCTGGGTCAAGATCAAGAGACTTTGCAATCTCACGAATAACATATTGAAACTTAGCAAAGGGTGCAAGTGCAGGGCTAGATGCAATTTGCATAAACTGCATTAGTCTTTGACTACGTACTTCATTAGCCATTAGACTTTCTGTACCACGAGCCTTAACTTCTAAGTCACCTTTAATGTTTGGATCAAAGTCAAACTGCATATTAAATCTAAACAAACCTTCACCTAGTGGTCTAAGTAAATAGTCATCTACATTTTTAATAACGCTTTTTATACTACCTTGTGCGGCACCCATAAGCATACTAATACCAGAAGCAGTACGACCCACCCCAGATACGCCCGTTTGACCATGTGCGAAAGATGGAAATCCAGTTGACTCATCTGCTAATACCCTTGCCTTATCAAATAACTGTAAGTTTTCTTGTGACACATTAGGAAATTTAGTGCCAAAGATAGCTTGTCCAGGTGCTCCACCTTGTCTACGGAATACCTTGCCTGGGTATACTGATAAGTCTTGGCCTGGAACTAAGTTAGTTTCATCTACCTCAATAAGAAGATTACCAGATAATACAGCATTGTCAACAGCCATTCTCATAAAACCATTCATAAGAGTTTGTGTGTCATCCATATTCTCTGCAATACCTACTCCAAAGAATGAGTAAGGGTTTAATTCGTATGGTGCAGCCATGTAAGGTATAGTAGCAGGTTTAAACGGATTAAGAACCATACGCAATAATTTACCATTACATATCCATATGTTTGCTTGTAGTTCGTCTACATTAGATAATTCTTTAGGAATGTCTACACCTTGTTCTATTAACATTTCTGTATCGCACATGCCCCAATACTCTAGGACTTCATAACGATTTACACCATAGTCAGGTACATAGTCAGCTAGGTCATCTTCCCAATATTCTTTATTGTAATTCTCACCTAACTGTACAGCTTCTTCGATTACAGTAGGACGAAAGTATGGTCTACGTTTTAATGCACGTAACTGTGTACGTGACATCTTGTGTCTTTCAATAACAAACTGAGCTTCATCCATATTAGTTGCATCTGGATCAGGATAAAAATTCCACACAGATACATGGGATACTTGTGGTATTGTTTTTATAACAGGGTTATACTCACCATCTTCTCCCCAATTAGGATACTCTTTATCTACAGCAAACGGACCTTTCATTACACCAGTACCAAATAACGCCATCTCAAAAGCCGTACTGCGTAAATGTTTACTTGCACTAGATTCTTCTAGTTGATCGTGTATTTTCTTTTGCATTGTTTTAGCAGCTACCATAGCAGGGCTAAATGTAATTGCAGTAGGTGTCTTACCTACACCTTGACGTAGGCTATCTACATCACTTAATTTTTCTGATAGTGGGCCAAGGCTATCTGCTAATGTTGCTGCTGTAGCACCTTTAGGTAATTCTTTACCGTCACCTTTAAAACCATACGGATTTATTTCTTCATCCATACCAGAGTCTTTTAGTTGCTCTGGTTCTTTAGGATCAAAGTGTACATCTGCAACTACACCGTCAGGTAATTCTGTTGGGTCTACTGTTAGCGGAAACTTTTGACTAGCAAATAATACATCAACAATCTGCCCATAAGCAGCAAGTGTTTTTGTTTTAGTTACTTTAATAAATACTCTTGACTTTTCAGCCTCTGTAAACTGCACATCAGGTCCATACAAACCACGATAGTTTCTGTAGGAACGTAGCCACCTTTGTTCATCTTGTTGTCTATGATCTTCTGCACGACTATATCTATCCATAATAAATGGAATAATTTTTGATGTATTTACGTCTTCTACTTCAGAGTTATCACTATCTTCTAAGACAATAGAATCATCTTCAATAAAACCTTCGTTATCTTCTGCCATTTATTTTTCCTTAATAGCCAAACGTTGAGTCTGCAACTTTCATACTTCTTTTAGGTGGACCCATAGGATCGTAGTCAAATATACTAAACCTTGGCCTTGACATGATACCATACCGTAAAGCATCGTACAAGTGGTCTTCTGATGTAGTATCTATATCTTCTGGATTTCTTTTATCAATAGGTAGTGCAGGTAGCTGTGCAATTAAATTTGTACAGTTTTCAAAAAATACTAGTCTGGGTTCTTCTGTAAATTCATCTATTTGTAAACGTCTGTGAACTTCATTCTTTCCAGATACCCGCGATCCTTTTGATCTATCTGATGGTCGCCACCTACAACCTCTCATAATCATTTGCTCTGCTAGGCTAGGACCAGTATCCCCTCGTTTATGCCACAAACTAGAATCTAGTACACCATACTTAATGTTACCGTCACCCATCTCTAGCTCTAGTATCATGTCAGCTAAGTCTGTTGCAAGAACTTTACCTACATATAATTCTCTGTATACAATTAATTTTTCATCAGGCGATACAGCAAACCAAATTACACCAGACTTACTTCCATACCCGTAATCGCAAGCTCTAAACTTTACCCAATTATTAGGTATATCAAAAGGTTCAATTACATGTACCTTTCTATCAAACTCAGTAAAGGCTGCACCTTCTTTAATATCCCAATCACCATCTAGTAACTGCCTTCTTTGTTGTTCAGGTAGTGACAAAAGCATTGCTTCATAGTCACCCTGTTCAGCTAGGTAAGGATTATCGGAAAGACGGGCAGGTATAAACCTACGTTTGAATAAAGATTTACCAGCTTTTGCGTGTCCAGCAGGATAGCGTAATACTTCACTTGTTTCAATATCTGTTGCTTCAAAAGCTACTCCATACGCAGCAGGGTCAATAAACATTTTTTTAACCCAATGATGACCTCTACCTCCTGGGTTAGTAGTAGCTCTCATATACACAGGCAAGTCGGGTGCAGTGGACCGTAGACGTGATCTCATATAGTTCCACGCAAAAGGTGTGGGCCATTGAGTTAACTCGTCAAAGCCTATCCAACTAAACGCTAGACCTTGGTAGCGCAGGACATCATCTTCCCTGTCTAGGTAGGACATCCACAACCTCGCACCAGAGGGCGCAGTCCACTGCATCTTACGTTCTGACCATTTAATTCCAGGCCATATCTTAGGGTACATTTCTTGTGACTTAAAGATAAGTTCCCTTAGTTCTTCCGTAGTATGCCGTAGGAGCAATCCTGAGAAGGCTGGATGCCCCATAAAACGTAATGGGTCAGCGAGCATTGCGTAACTCTTACCACCACCTGCACTGCCCCCAAATAGTACCTCACGTTCACCTGCAGCTAGAAAGTCTGTCTGTGGGCCAGCATTAGGTTTAAAGATAACATTGTGTTGCTCTTCAACTGGTGCAGTATACGCAATAGTAGGTTCTATGTTAGGCTGCGTTTTCTTGCGTGTTTTTGTTTTCTGTTGCGCCAAGCCTTGTGCGTTCGATTTCTTCCGCTTTGGCGATTGCCTTTTTCGCATAGTCTGCCCATTTGCGTAGGCTTCCAGCTTTGTTTTTGCGTCTTCGCTCATTATCCAACCGTTTCTTTAATCCTACGTGAGATATTTCTCTGCCTGTATTTGTGGTCAGCCAGTTAGCTACTTCACGATATGAGTATTGTTTTAAATACTTCTTTGCTTTTTCAAGCATATCAAGTTCTATAGCTATTGGCAAGAGAATAAAACTATCATTAGGATCTAACTCATAGCCATAGGGTACTGTTCTTGATATACGTGGTATAGGAACCCATTCGTTGTTTTCTTTAATGTCGGTTGGTTGAGGGAGTTTCCATTGACCTACGGATTTAGTCATCTTCATCCTGTGCTTGTTTAGCTGGCATTAACATAACACCACCCTTTGCTTCTACTTGCATCTTCTCTGTTTTTACAAGACCTGTACGATCTAGTAGTTCTTTAGCTGCTGCCATCTTGTCACGTATACCTAGCTCAGTAGGATCGTTCAAAGCACTGACCATAGCCATAGCTGCCTTTGGCACATTACGTGCTAAGTAGTTATGTGTTACATCAATTATTTCTTCTTTTAAACTAGTAGTAATTTCACGGTTAGGTGTATTAGGTGAATACCCTGCAAGTTTTTTAGCTTCAGTGATATTACCACCAGCTTCATCCATAAGGACATTAAGAAATTTTTGTTGACGTTCTGTTAATTCTCTAGCCATATTATGTCTTTGGTCTTGCTTTAGGGCGTATAGATCCTGGTACTGCAGGTTTCTT